CAGTCATATTTCAGGTGGTATCTCAAAAATCAACACAGCAGACAATGTGTTTGGTATCTTTACATCAAGGGCCATGCGTGAGCGCGGGCGTTATCAGATACAGTTGATGAAAACTCGATCCAGTTCGGGTGTGGGTATGAAGGTGGACCTGGAGTTTGACATTGAAAGTCTGCGCATTAGAGACTTAGGTGAGGACACAGCAGCACCAGGATCGTTTGTAAAGAAGCCTAGTATCCTGGAATCCATTAAACCACAGAGCCGTGTCAGCGACAGTGCAGGAGAATCTGAAGTGGTAGATATTCAGACTGGTGAGATCTCCAAAGTCACAGCAGATGTACAGAGTGCAAGGCTCAAGCAGTTGTTAGGTCAGTTAAAAACTGGTAGTTAAGTAATCTTGTATGGCAACGCTGCGCACTTCGCGGCAGTTGCCATAGTGTGCCTTAGGGAGAAATTATGGGATATTTAATGAGGTTTGAACAAGTAAATATTTCTATGGTACAAAAAATTATTAAAATTCACAAAGATCAATGAATAATTCAAACACATTTGGCAAATCTCAATGTGTACTGATCAAACATGGACTGGCTGTGCTTGGAAAACAAGTAGGAGTTTGTTGCTATAACAAAACAGATCCTTGCAATTATCATACCTATGATATTGATCCTGTGAATTGTCATGCCTGTATTGATCAGGAAAGCAACAATGTATTTTCTTATCGACAAGGGGTCAACTTAAAATACGGGTTAGACAACCACAAGCCTGGTATTATTGTGTTGGATATTTCTCCTAATTTTAACTGTAACCTTGCGTGTAAAATTTGCAATGAGGATCTCAGTTCAACTTGGGCAAAATATAAAAAAATCTCTATCACTAAAAATCGAAATATTTCTGTAGATGATTTTTCCAAACAACTAGAATCTTACAACTTAGACCAGATAAAAGAAATTAATTTTTCTGGTGGTGAACCTTGGTTAAACAAAAATATTATCAAGTATATCAGCCAACTTGAGGACAAAGTGGATTTTTCTCAAGTGACTTTAAGATTTTGCACCAATGGCACACAGCCTTTTACACCAGACATCACAGAATTTTTATTAAGGTTCCGGTTGGTATTGGCCAGATTCAGTTTAGATGACATTGAATCTGGTCATGAATATCAAAGATATCCTAGCAAATGGATTCCATGGTTAAACAACTGGTGTTACTTCTTAGAGAATCTGCCCCATAACACTATTCCTGGAATAAACCGTACAGTGAGCCTGTTAAACATTAATCGACTAAATTTTTTGGATCAGTGGCACCAAAATTTTTTAGTCAGCAAATTCAATGACCCAATTGAGCTGATTGATCATTTTGCACTGGGAGATTTTTCCCTAAACAATCTTACTCCAGAAATCAAAGAATTGGTGTTAAAAACACAGGGTCCACACAGTAGAGCCGGTACATACATTGAAAATAAACCTGTTAGCAAACAAAATTTATCTAGAATACAGCAAAAAATAATTGAAAATGATCAACATCATCGCACAAGCCTGGCTCAATTTGACCCCCAATTATACAAGGCAATTTTCTAATCTTAATTGTGTGCTGCCTAGGTATAGCAACCAATAAACCTGCTGAAGATTCCAGATTGCCTGGGATCTAGAAGCATCTATATGGCGCAGAATCCAATAAATAATAAAAAGGTTTGTACAACAATGCAAAAGAAAACCCGCAGTTTACTAGAAGAATTGGATGCCATGTACGTCCAACGCGAGCAAGGCCATGTGATTGAAAGCCGTGCCAGCAACATCATTGCCAGTGCCATACGCTTGCTGGAGCAGATTGATCAGCACTATGCTCCTGAGCAAGCAGAGAATCTGCAGCGCAAACTGCTGAATGCTATCAAACTGCGAGATCCCGGTAAGTTTACCCGCACTGTGAGAAAAACTGATGCAAATTCATGAAATATTTTTGGGTAAATCAACACTGGTAGAAGCCCTGCAGCCCATGGTGGCCCCTCAGGTGCAAAAAGCATTTCAGCGTAATCCCAGAATCAGTGGTCATCAACTGGGACAGCAAATTGCCAGTTTTGCCAATGGTAAAAATTTACCCAAAAACTTTTACGGTCAATGGGCCGCAATAGACAAACAGATCACTGACAGTCTAGCCGGCAATCCAGCCAAATTAGAAAATTACAAAACACGCAGCGACCCCACATACCTACGCGAACTAACAAAGTTTGTGAATGCCAATCTATTAGATGGCATTCCAGAAATGCAGGTATTGAATCGTGATGAGATCCTGCAAGTCATAAATCAAATCAGTCAACCAGATAACACCGATCGATATGAGCTGGTCCAGACACTGTTTCAAACTTTGACAGATCTTTGTATTGAAGCACAAACTGACTTTGTACTAAAACAAATTCAAGCACAAGCAGCTCGGCAACAGGCCGCTGCAGTGGCAGCAGAACAAGAAGTACAACGACAAAGAAATTTTGCCACCACTGTGGCTATACGCAACCGACAACGTGCCGAGGCAGCAGGCATACAACCAGGTGTATAATGTATAAACCACTCTACGAAGGCGGCAATGTGTTCAAGGATGGCAAAGGTCAGCCTGTGACACAACGCATTAATCAAACCGATATTAAACCCACCATTGCCTGGCTGGATCAAATGCTGCCGGACTTGAACCTCATGGACAACATGCTGGGCAGCACAGGACTCAAACCCACCAGTGGTGACCTGGACTTGGCCATTGACGCCAATAAATTCAGCAAAGAACAATTGGTTGCAGCACTCACAAGCTGGTGCCGCAGTCAAGGCCTCAAACCAGAAGAGTGGATTAAAAAGTCGGGTATTTCAGTGCATTTCAAAACACCTATCACAGGTCGGGTGGATCATGGCTTTGTACAAACCGACTTTATGTTTTTAAACAATGTACCATTCTCCAAGTTTATCTTGCGCCCAGATGTGAATTCGAAGTATCAAGGTGCCCTGCGTAACATCATGATCAACTCAATGGCCAAAAGTTTAGGTTATAAACTAAATCAAAACAGTGGTTTGGCCAATCGTGAGACCAACGAGATCATTACAGATAATCCTGATGAACTGGCCAGGCTATTGTTGAACAAAAAAGCCACTGCTAAAGATTTAGGCAGTGTAGAAACCATTATGGCTGCTCTAGCCAACGATCCCAAGCGTGAGCAAAAAATTGCAGACTTCCGCGAGCACATGGCCAGAGAAAAGATCGCTTTTGAAGAAAGCCTAGAAGAAACGGAAGTCAACTTCTTGGCACGCCTGCGTGATAGAATTGTAAACCAAGGCATGTACATGCTGATTGAAGGTAAGGATCCGCGTATTCCTCACTTGGAGGATCTTGTGTTTGATCGTGGTACCGCTGGTATCAAAGAAGCACTGAAAATTGTGTCGGATGTGGCTGCTGACACTGGCAAGACCACCACAATCAAGTGGGATGGTAAACCTGCTATCATATTTGGTCGCAAGCCCACAGGTGAGTTTGTGTTAACCGACAAGTCAGGATTCACAGCCAAGGGCTATGACGGCTTGGCCACATCACCTCAACAGATTGCAAAGATCATGAGCATGCGTTCGGGCGAACGAGGCGAGCTGATTGAGATGTATGCCACCCTGTTCCCTTTGCTCAATGCTGCTGTGCCTAAAAATTTCCGTGGTTATATCCTAGGCGATTTGTTGTATACTTCAACACCTCCAGAAGAATCCGGCGCCTATGTGTTCCGTCCTAACTTTGTAGAGTATCGCATACCTGCTGCCAGTGAACTAGGTCAACGCATAAGCAACAGTCAAGTGGGCGTGGCCATACACACTTACTATGAGGATCCGGATGCGCCAGCAGTGGCCATACAGAATGCGGATTTAAAAACGGTACCAGGCTTGTTGATTGTAGAACCTACTGTAAAGAACATGCAGAATGTCCGGCTGAATCGCAAGCTGGTCAACGAACTCAAGCAACTGGTCGCAGAACATGGTGGCAACATCAATCAGTTTTTTAATCCTACAGAGCTGCGAGCTCAAGGCATCACAGACTTACCTGCACTGTGCAAGCAGTACATTAATTCCAGAATCAACACCAACTTTGACAACCTGCTGCCAGACTTTGGTGCATGGCTACAACAAAAAGTCACACCACGCAAGTACAACAACATTGTGGAATATGTGCAGAGTCCCAGATCCAACATGGACGGTATCAGTGCCGCCTTTACAGCATTCCTGGCGCTGCATGATTTAAAACTGGATCTCCTGCAGCAATTGGATCGTCAGCAGCCCGGGCAAGAGGGTTGGGTCATGGCCACAGACGCAGGTCGTGCCAAGCTGGTAAACCGCTTTGGTTTCAGTGCTGGCAACCGTGCACTAAACAATCCAGAACTGGTAAAATAACTGGGCTAGGTCCGGGTTTTTGCTCAATCTCATAAATAAGTGTAGGGCGATGAGCCCACTTAATTAAGGAGAAGTAACATGGCACAATTCACAAAAACCAGCGGTACAACCCAGCCAGTATTTGCGCTGGACGTAGCCAACGGTAGTATTTCGGGAACAGCAAACATTGCTGCACAAGGTCCAGTTCAACCACAAGGTCCAAAACTAGACTTTTTCAGCCTAATTGCTAACGCTTCAATCGCTTCAGGCGGCAACGTTAACGGTTTCGTTAACAACACACTGCAGAGCATTCAACAGATTGCTACAGTTGCAATGTATCAAGTTGGTCTAAACAACCAGACTTTGAATCTTGCTCTGTATCCTTGCAATGCTTACACAACCACAACCTTGGTCACTGCTGCACAAGCTGCAAACTCTTCGGGTGGTTTGACAGCAGTGGGTTGGCCTACAGGCAACGTTTGGGCCAATGCAATGTTCACAAGCCTAGTAGCCTAATAGTTACAAGTTTCACTCAAGAAACCCTGGACATAATAATCCAGGGTTTTTTGTTGGCTGTAAATAACCTGCATGAAGATTTATTGTGAAACTGTCTTTGATATTACTGCTACAGGTGTCACAGGACGCTATAGAGCCACTAGATTGCCATTTCAAGATCAAAGCGGAACTATAATTGAAACCGAAGCACACTGGAATCGCAGCAGAAATCAACAACGCAATTGGGAAAGCATAACACAGGTGCTGGGCCTACGCACGCAGGCCTTGAATCTTACTGATCCTGTGCATAAAGATCAGCGTTGGCATTTTGAATTTGAAATCGAAGCAGACAGTGTGTATGGTCCATCCGACCAGCCTTTTGAGTTATTGTACGCTGACTGCGAAGGCGTGCCCATGATATTAAACTTGGATGAAACCGCAGTGACAACCCCATTGTTGTGCATACACGGTGCAGATCAAAACATTTGGTTTCGAGAATTACCTATAAATAATTGATCATGGTTGAGCCCACAGACATTGAAAAGAAAAGCCTAGAAGCGCACGTTGAACTGTGTGCCGAACGGTACAATGCTCTTGAAACCAAACTAGAGCATGTGGACAGCAAGATCAGCAAATTAGAAACTGTGATGCAAGAAGTGCATGAAATGGTGCACAACATTCAGCAGAAGCGCAGTGACCAACTCATTAGCTGGGGCATAGGTATCATTGGTGTACTTGCTGCTACCATTGGTTATCTAATCACACACTACGTTTTTCGATGAACCGAGACCGAGCCTTAGAACGCTGGATCAGCAGTGAGATCAAAAATGTGCGTCCGCTATTAATTTGGCGCAATGACGCAGGTGAATACGAAGCATTTGGACATTATCGTATTGTGCAGGAACAGCAACGATTCAGAGTGTACAAACGTGGACACGATCGTGGGGCGTTCAGCAGCACAAGATTGGCCTTGAGCTGGTGCATTGCTGATCACAATCGCAAGCATGAATTAAGCCGTGATCTTGCAACATTGGACCACGAACTGCAGTTAGTAAACAACGATCTTACCGTGCGAGTGGGCATGGCAGATCGTAGCCGTAGACCACAATTCAAAGAAGATGTTTTTACCAAACTACAAGGCCGTATCATACGCAAAAAAGAGCTGGAACATAGGCTAGACAAATGTGTAGATTTGGCTAAATATTGGCAACAGCGAGGATTCACTTATGAAACTGCAAGAACTAGCCGCAATTAACCCAACCCGACAATCTGCTAGAGTGATGGAAAGTTACTTTGGTCAAAAGGTCAATTTTGATGCTCTCAGTCAGCGTCAAGCCGAAGCCATGTTAGCTCGTGTGCGTGGACTCATGCAAGAGCACCGTGCCAGCACAGACTTCCATACCAGTGAGCGTAACCCTGCTTACCTAAAACTGGTTATGATGGAAGAAGGTCTAATTGGCAGAATCCTGTCAGACGACTCGCGTGAAGTTATCCGCGAAAGCGAAGTGCAACAGGCACAGGTGGTATTGGCTGCTCAAGACATGGTGGACAAGATCCAGGACATGTTGGAAGAAGCCAGCGAGATGCAGTTCAAAGATCTACCAGCCTTGTGTGATCAGATCAAGAACGAAGTTGGCATGGAACAAAGTCAACAGTTCAATGCCGACGCCACAGCAGCACTAAGTGGCTTAATCCAGAATCTTCAAGGTGCACGCCAGCAACTCAGTGCAGCATTGAACGTGGTCACTGGTCAGGCACCTGCCTTACCTGGCATGGCCGTACCTGCAGCAGACATAGCACCAGCACCGGTTGCAGCTCCAGCTGAACTGCCACCTGCTGAAGAACCTGAACTAGAACCAGCTGCCGCAACTTTAGGCCGCGCCAAACGCTAATGCGTATAGATGAGGTAGCCGCGGTCGACAGCGACAAGCTCATGGCCTTGGCACAGTTCTTGTCTGGCCGCAGTCAGGATCAAGCTGCCAAAAAACAAATCAGCCAGCAGGCCTTTGTGGATCTGGCACGAAATCTAGGTGTAATGATTACAACAGATAGTTTGGTAGACATTGTGTCCAAACCTCCTCTTAGCAATCTACTAGAACCCATCGAGCCTAACTCCGGTGTGGTGCGTTTCAAAGGCAACTTGGACAAAAGCACTCAAATGAGTGTGAATCAGGCCGAAAAGATTGTGGATAAAAATGCCAAAGCGGCCATGCGCCGTATGGGCTCATAACCAATTTGGTTGCACTTGGTGTCAACCAAGTGTATAATGTCTGCGTTAATAAAGTAACAGGAGGTCTATCATGAAAAAGCTCATTGTTGCTCTAGCACTTGCAGTATCAGTCACACCAGCCTTGGCTGATCGTCATTACCATCACCCACATCATGGTCATTACAGACCGGGTTGGGGCTGGATTGCACCTGCAGTGATTGGTGGTGCTGTGGTATATGCAGCCACAAGACCGCCTGTGATTGTGCAGCAGCCTCCAGTGGTAATTCAACAGCCTGTGCCACCAGTGTATGTGCAGCAAGGACTACCACCAGCACCCCTGGGATTTCACTATGAGAATATCTTGGATGCCAACTGCAATTGTTACAAAACAGTATTGGTGAACAACTAATGGCCTACAGTGAAAAAGTTATTGACCATTACGAAAATCCGCGCAACGTTGGATCCTTTGCAAAAGATGATCCTGACGTTGGCACTGGTATGGTTGGTGCTCCTGCTTGTGGTGACGTTATGAAACTGCAGATCAAGGTGGGAGACGATGGTCGCATTGCCGAGGCCAAGTTCAAGACCTATGGTTGTGGCAGCGCCATTGCCAGCAGCAGCCTTGTGACAGAGTGGGTCAAAGGTAAAACACTTGATGAAGCGGCCACTATTCGTAACACCGACATTGCGTCAGAACTTGCACTGCCTCCGGTGAAGATTCACTGTTCAATCCTGGCTGAGGATGCTATCCGAGCCGCCATCGACGACTACCGTAAAAAACATCAATGATTAAACCTGTTGTAGCATGGCCAGATACGGTGCTGCTGACCCGAACTGAGCCTTGGAATTTCGACCAACCCCAATTGGACTCTTCCCAATTAGAAGCGGACTTGATTGATACCATGTTGGATCAACGGGCATTGGGTCTAGCTGCCAATCAGATTGGTATCAGTATCAGCGTGTTTGCCATGCATCTGCGTGAAAATGATCAGTGCATAGTACTTTACAATCCAGAAATTGTAACCACCAGCACAGAACAGTGGCGCCATGATGAAGGATGTTTGAGCTTTCCCAACATCTTGCTGGAAGTAGAACGCCCTGCACAGGTTGTAGGTCGTTGGCAGAATCGAGATGGCACCTGGGAACAACGCGAGTTTGAGGGTTGGGATGCCAAATGCTTTCAGCACGAACTAGAACATCTGCAGGGTCAAGTATTCAAACAACATGTCAGCGAGCTTAAATATCAGCAAGCAGTGAAAAGGAGCCGCCGATGATCTCAGTCACAGAACAAGCAGCCGAAAAAATTCGCCAACACTTACAACAGCGTGGCCGTGGTTTGGGTATCCGAGTAGGTGTGAGAACCACTGGCTGCAGTGGCTTGGCCTACACCTTGGAATACTTAGACAATCCTGGTGCCGTACAACCTATAAGTTATGAAAGCAATGGGGTTACTGTATTTGTTGACCCCAAGGATACAGTTTATCTAGAAGGTATGACCTTGGATTATCAAAAGAAAGGTCTCAACGAAGGCTTTGAATTTATCAATCCCAATGAATTAGACCGCTGCGGCTGCGGAGAAAGTTTTAGAGTGTAATTTGTACAATCCCAAATTTGATTACCAACCCATACCCAGAGTTGTGGTAGAAGGCAAGCGATTTTATGCCACACCCGATGGTCAAAAGTTACCCAGTGTAAC